TTCGTACATAGCGAAAGCCCAGTTCCCCCCTTGCGTGTATCGTAGGCAACCGCAGGAAATCAAAAGAGTAGGCATTGCAACGGTTTTTTTCTGTGTATATACATAGGAGAGCATATCCTTTGCTCCTGCGTGGATAATCTTTTTTATTTTTGTATGTGTGAGAGAGTGTCTGTTTTTTTATTTCACACATAGCCACACGCACAGCCACACGCATGTTCTTTATATATACGCACACACGCACAGCCACACGCCTAGTTCTTTATATATGCACACACACCGCCACACGCTAGGCACACACAGCCACGCACAGCCACACCAATGGCAGGACGCA